CACCCAAGCGGAGTCGGACACCTGAGCGGAGTCGGACACCCGAGCGGAGCCGGACACCCGAGCGGAGTCGGACACCCAAGCGGAGCCGGACACCCGAGCGGAGTCGGACACCCAAGCGGAGCCGGACACCTGAGCGGAGTCGGACACCTGAGCGAAGTCGGACACCCAAGCGGAGTCGGACACCTGAGCGGAGTCGGACACCTGAGCGGAGTCGGACACCTGAGCGAAGTCGGACACCCAAGCGGAGTCGGACACCTGAGCGGAGCCGGACACCCGAGCGGAGTCGGACACCTGAGCGGAGCCGGACACCCGAGCGGAGTCGGACACCTGAGCGTTCGGACCAACGAGAGCGTTACCTACAATATTCTTGGTCATGTGTGTGTGTACCTTTCAGTTTACTGATGGTCTCATCAGGCAGGGCCTAACCCCGCGACCCGCCCCGTGGTGGGGCTAAGGTTTCGACCTTTCACTTAGGCTTACCGAAGTCACCCTGGATCACGTTGTCCCCATTGATGGGGACCGGGCGGCGCTTCGCTGGTTTGCGCTTGGTCTGCTTGGGGGCGGGCTTAGTCGCCTCCCTCGCCAGTCTCTCAGCCGCCTTCCGGCTGGCTGTGTTCACGGCCAGGTGCCCGAGGATCAGGCCGATGGACGTGAGGGCCATGACGCCACCCGAGAGCCACTTGGGGAACAAGCGGGCAGGTTCGGGCTTCACGATGGCGTCAAGGTGGCCCTGAGCGGACACTAGGTTGGCCGTCAGGGCGGCGTGTGTGGTCGCGTAGGTGTCAGCCTTCCGGATGGCGCCTTGTGCGTCCGGAGTGGGCAGGGCCAGGAGGGCGGCTTGCGCCGCGTCCCTTGTTGCCTTCGCCTTTGAAACCTCGTCAGCGTGTGAGGAGATTGCAGCGCTATTCACTTCACGATTTGCAGCGGCATCGAATTGCCATACGGCGTTCGCGTTGCTGCCCGCATCCATCGCCGTGAAGATCAGGATGCAGAGCCATGCGGTGAAGCCGGCACCGTGTGTTGCGGGGCCAGCGAGTGCGGCGGCAACCAGGGGCGCCACCAGTGCCACCAGCCCGCCAAGGATGGCGAGTGGTTGCGATACTTCCCAAAGGGCCAGCCCCCAGCCGACCGCGCCGAACACCGCAAGGGTGACCGTTGCGATCCAGAGGGCCAGCCTAGCGCCGACAAATTGCTTTGCCTTTGGCGCCTTAACGCGCTTGCGTCGGGCCATGTGAATTGCTCCATGTGTGTGCTTTGGGTCAGCGAGGTTAGCCTCGTCAGTGCCCGCATTACGGGCAGACCATCGCCAGCCCCTCGCGGGGCCAGCTAGGTTTCGGCTTGTGTGTGTGTCACTCAGCCCCTATGAGGGACTTGAGGCGGCCCACGAGTTCCTCTTCCGAGGGGCAAATTTCATCTGGATGTAGGCGGCGAGTGCGCGCTACGTTGATGATGGCATCGTGGGCGGTTTGGATTGCGCTGATTGCCCACTTGTCGCCTTCCGCAACTACCAGGTGGTCATCACAGACGAGGCGTGCGAAGCGGGTCTCGTTTAAGTCCTTGCGCACAAGGGTGTCGATAACCTCAGGCGGCAGGGCCGCGCCGACTGCACAAGGGGCACCAGAGGCCCCACGATACAGGCAACGCTCCTCACCCTTCTGGAACCCCAGCTCCCCCTTGGCGTATGCCTCGCGGGCTGCGGTTTTGACGGCTTCGAGTGTCAGAACAAAAGTCATGTGTGTGTGTTTCCTTTGTGGTCTCATCAGTCCACGCATCACGTGGAGACCGGGCGAACCCGGTTTCGACCTAGCTTTCGGGGGTGTCCTCATCGTCACCATCTCCGCCCTCTTCTTCCAGAACTTCAGCATCGTAGTTGATGCGGATGGAGATGGTCGCCGCGTCCACTTCAGGGCCTGACATGCCGCACTCCAGGCGGAGGAAATGCAGCAGGTTGATTATGAGGTCCTTGGCGTAGTCGGCGTGCTCGTTTGGGAAGGCGTCCAGCGGTTGCCCGAAGGCTACCTGCGGCACGAATGCTTCAAGGGCCACCCGCGCGGCAGCAGCGCGCTGTGCGTTGTCCATGTGTGTGTTTCCTGTTTTATGGTCTCGTCAGTACGGGAAGTACCCGCAGACCCTCTCGCGAGGGTTTCGACCTTCACAGTTTTGGGCCGCGATACACGTCCCGGAAGTCCCAAAGGTCCCAGCCTTCGGGGGTCTCGAAGTCGTCCGGAAGATCAAAGGCCATGTGTCTTTGCCTCCTGCTCGCGGACTTGTGTGGCGACGTTCTTGAAGCGCTTTGCGCGGGCACGGCAGGCGTCGATGGTGGCTTGCAGGTCCTCTTCTTCCGAAGGGGAATACAAGCTGTGGTCTCCCAGCCCCTCCTCGTACCCGGCAGCCTCCCGTTCCAGGGCTTCCGCCGCAGCGTAGTAATCCGCAGAGGTGAGCACCTCCACGATCACGAATTTTCCGTCCATGTGTGTGTTTCCTTTGTGGTCTCATCAGTCCACGCATTACGTGGAGACCCTAGCCGCAAGGGCCAGGGTTTCGACCTTATGCCGCCGCCACTTCAGACGGCAGTTTGATGGCGAATTGGTCAAGCATGGCGCGGGCGTCGAAGGCCGCTTGTGCCAGCTTGTCGGAGTAGGCTTTGAAGTCGATTTCGCGGAGAAGCTCCCCGGCCACCGTGTTCAGGTAGCCGTCGCCCTCATCCGAGAAGCCGCACTCAATGCCCCAGAGGCTTGCCGCCCAATCCTCAACGCAAACGCCGTTTACGTAGAGGGATGCTTGCACGCCAACGAATTGCCATTCATCATTGCGCCACGCGTCCACCTGCTCTTGTGTGTAGCAATCGCAGTCAGAGGGCTTGCTGTCCTCGTCAAAGTGAATCTCAAAGATGACCTTGAACGGGCCAGCCTCGAATGTTGCGGTGTCCCCAACGCAAGCGAACTTGTTGAAAGGGATGAACTTTGCTTGTGCCATGTGTGTGTTCCTCTTTCTACTGATGCGGCTTCGCCGCTTTTGACAGTCTCGTCAGGCGGGCATCTCCCGCGACCGTCACCGGCCCCCTGCGGGACCGGCTAGGTTTCGACTGTGTGTTCACGCCTCCTCAAAGCGTAAGGAAACTTGCCGTCCGCCGTGATGTTTCACTCCCGGCCGGTCGTAGCGCCAAGCGGTGAGAACCCCGCCTGTCCGGGAAACCCCCATGAGAAACCCCGCCGCTTCACAGAAGTCGCGCATGGCGGCCACCGTGGTAGCTGTCATGTGGCCGCATGTGTCCAAGTACAGGACTGCATCTTGTGAGCTGCAGTAGCTGGCGGGTCGCGTCAGCATGAATACAGGATGTCCATGCAGGAGGCCCATAATCTGCTCCTCATGTGCGCACCGGACGTGCAAAACCTCGCGGTTGTTCCCCACCTTCTTGCGAAGGCCGGGCTGGAAGTTGGCAAACCGGAAAAGCGACGGGTGAGTGATTTTTGCCATGTGTGTGCTTTCTGTTTTCTATTGGTCTCATCAGCAGCCGCCTAACGGCTGGACCATCGGGGGCCTAAAGTGGCCCCCTAGGTTTCGACCTAACAACCTTGTTCACAAGGCGATACCGCGCTCGCCAAGGTATGCCTTAGCGAAGGCGATTTGATCGGCAGGGAACTCCCCCGTTGTGGCGAAGTGTTCAGCTTGGCCGCCCACCTCGCAACGGATAATCTCGCACCAACGGTCTAGGACCGTGCCGGGCATGAAATTAGCCCGTAGTTGGGCAACTTGAACCTCAGCGGCGGCCTTCTCGCCTTCCAGCGTGAAGGGCAGGTTGTGTGAAAGATGCACCGCGTCATGCCACGCCCGGAAGGCGTGATTGAAGAAGGGCTCTCCGAAGATTGTGTCTTCAGAGGCGCCACTCCAGACGGTAATGTAGCCGTCCCGCTTGTGCCATTCTTTGAGGGTCTCAAAGTCATTCGGGGCCTCTTCGGCGGCCACCCAGCGAGGGGCGTAGCGTTCCGCCATGAGGCGAACCGCGTGATTAAGGCCAAGGTCCAGCGCGCGGGTTTGCAGCGTGTGTCCATCCATGTGTGTGTTTCCTTTTTGGTCTCGTCAGGCCGGTCATTAACCGGCGACCATCGGGGACCAAAGGTGGCCCCCTAGGTTTCGACCTTACAACATTACCGGTATGGGTTCCGGCTGTTGATCGCCACCCCGATCAGGATAGCAACCATGGGGCCGAGGACGAGAAAGATACCGTATTCCATGTGTGTGCTTTCGTGTGTTTCGGGGTATCTGCCCCTCTTCAGGTGGCCTCTGTGGCCACTACACACTCCCCCTCACTGAGTGGCGTTTCTCCAGGGCGCTGCCCGCCGCACTCAATTCCCCTGTACCGTCACTCGCTATGTGACTAAGGGCGGATCATTTGGTTTATGCCGTTGCGGTTGATCGTCCGCATTGATCGTTGGGACTTGTTGGCCCCGTCGATGATTGAAAGCTAGCAACTATCGGCGAACCTGTCAACTCCCCTGCATTTGCTACAGGAAGCGGGGCTTGAGGTGGGGCCAAAGGTGGCGCCTGGCAACCGACTACACGTGTAGTCACACGACACAATGCCCGCATCCGATTAGGGAGGCAGGCGGGAATTAGATCGCGCGCGATATATCTCGGGCGCGTCCTGGGTGCGCATTATGCGCGAGATCGGATACGCAATCCAATGCGTACCCCCGTATTTGCAGGCGATTGCGGGCGTTAGGTGGCGCCAGCGGTGGCGCGGGAGGGTGCTGGGTCGACCTCGGGCCATATCAGGTACGGGCGCGCGCGACCCCCTACGGGGGACTTTTGGCGCGTCCACCCATCACAAGAGGGGCTCAGATTTTTGCGGTAAAATTCCGACCCTCAGGACACGGACTATTCTGTGGGCGGGTCTTGGTTCTTCTTCCGGCGTGGCCAGAAGGCGAAGATCAATCCGAGGACGAGGGCGTTGAAGAGGATAGAGACAATGGTGAACATGCCGGCTCCTGGTCAATGGGCCGTGGCGGTTACCACACTCAGGCCACTGATGGAAGTGTGGGCGAGATATAAGGGGTATAGAGGGTGTTACCATGTCAGTAGCCACCTAATACCACCTCAGGTCCCCCTATAGGCGAGAACCTAGAGAGACCTGAGGTAGACTAAGAGAGGCTACTGATCCTACCAACTCCATGAAGACCTAAGGTAAGACCATAGGTAGACCTATAGTAGGACTATAGTATCTGACCGGGGGAGGGAGGGTGGTTCGTTCTGTCCTACGGTGTAGGGTTTTGGGAAGACCTTGATTGAGTAGGACTTTTTGTGGACCTCTAAGAAAGATTGGATAGGCCGTCAGAAGGCCCTTAGAAGGACCGCATGAGGCCATCCTTCCGGGACTTCCTGGAGGCTTTGAATGGGTCTGTGACTGCCCCTACCTGGTCCCTGATGTGGGCTGCAAGCTCGGACTTCATGTCCTTCTCACGGGCCTTCTCAGCGGCCTTCTGCTGGTCCAAGGCCATGTGCTCCACCCAGTACTGCACAGCCCCTGCGAGGGCGTCCAGTCGGTCATCATGGGCAAGGGCACCCTTATCCTTGGTGATCCTGGTGAGCTGGTAGAAGAGGCGGTACTTGGACTGGTCCTCTGGGCGGTAGTTCTGGACGAGCTTATCGTCCTCTTCGATCACCTGCCGGCCGATCACGAGCCTGTGCTGGTCCATGATGGGCTCAAGGGTCTGGATGATCCTGAGTTCCTTCATGCCTGTTGCACGCTTGCTCTCGACCTCGCAGAGGTGGCCCACAGCCTGGAGGTGGGGCTTGAGGAGGTTGGCGAACATGCCCTGGCCGAAGTTGTCTTCGACGATGATCTTGTTGACCTTGTAGGTCTTGGCGTCGTTGGCGATGCGGCGGAGGACACTGTCGTCGTAACCGCCCTGGGTACCAACCACGCGAGGCACAAAGACCATCCCGTTGAGGATGCAGGCGATGGCCCAGGCGGTCTCGTCAGCACCCCGGCCGGCAGGGTCGATCTGCATGACGGAGCCAGTGTATTCCTGGAAGATGCCATCAGTGAAGGCAGGGGCGTAGAAGCCGTCCCCGTCGAGACCTGGGGTCACCACATCGTCCAATTGAAATTTCGCAGTGGGACCCCAGGCCATACTGGAGGGGGCTCTCTGTGCGTCCAAGGGGAGGACAAGCAGGTTCCTGAGCTTCAGGGGGTATCTGTCGGCGTCCGAAAGGCTGGTGTCCAGAAGGAACTGCAGGGCGTACCCTGATCCGCCATAGGAGAGCCTGCGCTCTGCAAGTTCGTCCTGGGTGAAGCGCTTGGGGTCGAGGGATCGGCCGTATCGGAACTTGCCCTGTTCGATGCCATTGATGACGTAGGGGGCGAGGCGCGGCTTCATGCGGGTGAAGTAGGTTTCGTCAGGGACCTCAGAGGGCCAGATGCGGGCCTCATAGCCACGCTCGGAAACCCGGTTGTAAAGCGACTGTTCGGTCTGTGGGGTCCCCAGGTAGATGACCTCACCGCCTGGGATCAGGACGGCGTCGAACTCTTTGACAAGCTCGTTGGTCTTGTCGCGCTGCATCTGGGTGAAGGAGTTACCGGGGACCTCAATGTCGTCCGCGATGATGCGGTTTGCGCGGGAGCCGGCAAGCTGGCCGGTGATGCCGACCGACTTCACGGAAGGGGAGTGCTTCGCCTTGGCCGGGCCAACGTCGAAGGCCACGTTACTGTCCCGCTGCCCAGGCTTGGCCTGGAGGTGGCGCAGGAGGTCCATCTCGGCAATGAGGCGCTTGGTGAACGTAGAGAAGTCGTCTGCGCGCTGCTTGGAGGCCGAGACGACCATGATGGCCTCGTCGGGGTTCCTCAGGAGGCACCAGCAAACGAAGGCGGAGGTAATGTAGGACTTTCCCACACCCCGGAAGGCCATGATGATCTTCCGCCGAGCGCCGTGCTGGAGGTAGTCGGCAATGTCGAGCTGGATGGGGGTTGGCTTGGGGAGCCCAAGGTGGGACCAAACGAGGTGCAGGAAGACCTTGAAGTCGGTGTATATGGCCCAGACCTCGGGGTTGTCTGGATATTCCCGTTCCCACCAAGGGTCCACCTTCAGTTTTGAAGGAGGTTTTTCTCTGATTTTCATGGGGTGCCTTAGAATGCGCCAGGATCGCCACACAGCGGCATCTCCAGTCTGCGCTACCCTAGCTTAGGGAAGGCTCCTGAAGGCCGCTGGTGGCTATTCTGGGCGTTTTTCCGGGCCGTCTTCCTAGTTCAGGAAGGCTTCGTCGGCGTCCGGGTCGTTTTCGAGGTCGATCTGGCTCACTGCCTCGCTCAGAGCGCGCAGTGCGGAGTTGTTCGCGTCTCGGGCCGGCTCAATGCCGTTCTGTTTGAGGAACTTGATGGCCTCTTGGATGGCCTTGAAGTCCTTCTCCTTGACACCCTCGGTTAGGGCGTCCGTGACGAGCTTATGGAGGACCTCAAGGTCCGTCATTTTGCCTGCTTGGCTCATGGGATTTCCTCCAATGCTTTGCAGATTTCGCTGATAGGTACGAAGTAGGTGAACTGGCCGTCTGCGGAGACGGCAGAGATGATGCCAACTAGGCGGCCATCCTCCAGGGAAGTCACAGCTCCCCCGGAGTAGCCCGGACGGACCTGCGTGGAGGTGCCAAGGGACATACCAGTGAGCTTCGAGCAGACCTTTTGGTCCTCTGTGCACGCCTCGAAGGAGAGGCCGGAGACGGCCGCCTGTCCGAGGTCCTTCTCTGCCGGTCGCACCGAGAGACCCCAAGGGGTGCCATTGGTCTGCGTGGCAGGGTAGCCGGTGTAGGCAAGGGCCTCTCCCGGCTTGGCGTCCTTGCACGAGGCAGGCGCAGGGCCTGGCTTCAAGATTGCAAGGTCGGAACTATTTGGGCCGACGTAAGCCGGCTTTGAGGATGGGCAGAGCGCGTGCTTTGCGGTCAGCTCAAGGTCCCCCACGCGGGTGACAGTGGCGGACATGACCGTAGTTTCGCTCAGGAAGCAGTACAGAGGCGCTACAGCCACCTCAGGCTTCTCCGCTGGGGGTGTACCCCAGAGCCCAACGAAAGCCGCCAGGGCTAACAGGAGGGTCATGCTAAGGGGCTCCTTAGGGCGTTCTTGATGTCGGCAATGTCTTCGCGGATGTTGCCGATACGCTCCTCCACGCGACCGAGCGTGATGGCCATCGCGGTATGGGAGCTTGCGGTTTCCTTGATGTCGGCTTCTAGGGCCTCAAGGGTCTTTGTCTGGTTCTCGACTTTCTGGTGCAGCCGGCCATATCCGAAGATAGCGCCGACTGCTGCCACGAAGCCAGAGACGCCGAAGATATCGACGACTGTGGATAGGGTGGACATTGAGTTTCCTGTTTAAGATAGAGTACTGTCTCGAAGCTCAACCGTGAGGATTGGGCTGAGACCGATGGAGCCTTGGGAGTCTGTCACCTGGTAGCGCCAATAGGACAGGCGCTGACCGCCGTCCGGCACATGGCCGTAGAAGTAAGTAGTAGCGGAGAATGGGGTAGCAGCGCTGGTGCCAGCGTCCCCCTCTACTCGCACCCACGACCCGCTTAGCGTTCCTACAGCCCCTGTAATTGTGGTCGTTACCGTAGCAGAGCTAACGGTTGCACCGCCTGGTCCGATGGCGGTCTCGCCTAGGGCCCAAAGAGTGTTCAACCCGACGCTGATGCCGGCCTTAAAGTCCCCTCCGCCAATGTACACTTTACCGTCCGTTGCAATCCCAAACGCCCCGTTTGTTTTGGTTTCGCTTTGTAGCGGTACGGAGCTGTTCCCGTACCACAGAACAAGGTCGTTAGACGCGCCAAATGGGCCCAGGATGCGAAGCCTGCGACCTGCTTCTGTGTTGTAGAGGGTGCCACGGGTATCCTCGAATTGCGTACGGGTTCCGAAGTCAATATTGCGTGCGAGGAGGCGGATAAGATCAGCTTGCAGAGTAATCGCCGAGCCGTTCCAGACGCCTGCGCCTTCCTGGGCCACAGCTTCGATGGTAGCCACATTGGTAGTGGTGTTGACCCCTAGGAGGAGCCGAGCGATGGAGGAGGAGCCAGTGGCCATGGCCTCCCTAAGGAAGTTTACTGTAGCATCCTGATTAAAGGCCGTTTCTTGGGCGTTTTGCTCAAGTTTTATTTCATTGAAGAATAATTCGCAGTACCCGGACACTGTTTGCGCAGGCACCTGAATAACGATTGCGATCTGCGCCGTACCAGGAGGGGTGGTGTAAGTCAGAGACTTGCGCGTCTTGGTGGTATCAAAATCCACTAGCGCAGGCTGCCCCAAGAAGGAGCCTCCAGCGTCTGCCGCGTACATGTAAAATCGCGCCATCATTCCCTGGCGTCTTCCAGTCATAGATAGCGTGTAAGTAAGTCCGCCGCCAATGCCGGTTATTCCAGGGAAAACGTGGTATCTATCCTGGGCGGTTGAAAATCCAGAACTCCAGTACTCAAGGAGTACGGCATCACCAAGCCCGGCGCTCCAGAAGTCCGTCAGGCCTCCTAGGCTTCCAGGTACTCCGTTAAACGAAGTCCATCCGTGCTGAGACGCTGGAAAGTATCCTGATTTAGAGGTGGCGAGCGGCCTAGGCATCAAGTTCGGTCGTGGCTTGATAGTTCTGGCGCTGAGCTGCGATATGCTAGTGGCGTTGGCACTATCGCCGGAGGCCCTTGCGGTGCTTTCTGCTACGATGGCTGCCTGGGCAGTCGTAATCTCGGCTTGGTGGGGAAGGGACTCGATGTCCACAAACAGGCGACCTGCCCCGCCTGTGATGTTAGCCGCGATGCGAAACTGCCACTGCCGGTTAGCGTTGTTTGTAACACCTGTAGGGTTGGTATACACCGTAGTTACCCAGCCAGTGTCCGTGGCAATGTCAAATGCCTGCGCCGGGTCGGTCGGGATAACATTCAGCCCGTCAAGACGCAGCCACGCTGCGTTAGGAACGTGGATCATAGGCTGTACCCAGCCGGTGGATCCTCCCACTGCTTGGGCAACACGAAAGCGAATGCGATATGCCCCGCCAGGAAGCACCGGGAAGTAGTCTGAGAAGAAGTCGTAGGAGCCAACTGGAAGGTCAATACAACTGTTTAGGATAGACGCACCGCCTGGCACGGAGAAGTAACCAGGAGCCGGTACGTTCCAGAAGCCGTTATCCTTCATAAGTGGGTCAGGAAGGACTGACTGCCCTCTGTTCGCTGCGGCACTTACCGAGGCCGTCAGCGCTGTAAGCTCCGACGCTTCCGCCTTACTCGTTGCGAGGTTTGTTACGGTCACTCCGAGCGTTGTCAGACTTGCCTCGGCACCGTCTAGGCGCGAGCTTGCGGCGGCAATCTGAGAGGTCCTTGCGGCCGTCTCAGTCGCCAGCGCCTCGTCAATCGTGGTGATCTGCGCCTCAGCGGCATCCACGGCGGCCTGAATAGCGGAGACAACTGAGGCATCCGCCTTGTTGTTCTCAAGGTCCACCGTGACGGTCTCAAGGGTCCCTATGCGGGCCTTGATGCCCGTGTCCGGATCATCGACCTCTGCCTCCAGCACGTCGAGCCGCTGGCCGGCTTCAAGGTCGGCCTGCTCCAGGGCGAACACAGCGTCCCCGCGCGCGGCGGCCTCTGCAGCGATATCAGCAGCGCGGGCAAGGGCCTCTGCGGCAAGTGCGTTTGCTCGCTCAAGGGCCTCATTGTCGAGGGCGTCACTGATCGCCTGGAACTGCGTGGAGCCGGCAATGTTGGCAGCGAGCTGCTCTTGTATCCACTGTGCGGTGATGTAGCCGGAACCAACAACCGAAACTTCCCCAGCGAGAATGCGCTCCTCGATCTGGTCGAGCATCTCTTGGGCGATGTAGAAGGTTTGTAGGTCGGCCGCGTTGAGGTCCTCTGCGAGGATCGTCTGGCCGTCGGTGAAGGTGGTGATGCGGTTGACGCGATCAGTCAGCCTGCGGATTGTAACGGTGGCGTCGGGCTGGGGGAAGTTCAGAAGTTCAATCTGGAAAGGACCGAGCCACTTGAAGCTCCGCAGCTCGTTGTTAACGAAGACAAATACGTGGGACTTACGGAGGTACCCGAAGTCGAAGTCGTATTGCTTCTGGATGCCATCGGATACCCTGGTCACGCTCGAAAGCGGCATGGGAATATATTCCTTTTGAAAGGGGCTAGGCCCCCTTCGCGAGGAAGGGAGCCTGCCTTAGTTTTGAGCCTCGTCTTCTGCCGAGCCTTCTTCGTCCGGGAGGAACTCGAAGATGCGGTCGAGAAGGGCGTTCATGGCAATGTGGTTGCCGAGGGGTGCGAAGTGCTTGACAACTCCGGCCACGTCTTGCTCCGAGAACGGAGTGCCGTCAGCCAGCGCACCCAGGACCTTAGGTGCCTTGGAGATGCGGGAGTATGTTGGGTTCCCCGTAAAGGGGTCCCCAGGGAGGCCGGAGCCACGGGTTTGTTGGAAGTAGGGCTCGACCGGGAGGCCGGCCTGCTGCCCCAGGAACATGGCCCCGTCGTAGACGTTGGGCGCCAGCGAGCCGTGGGCGTTGTAATACATCAAGCCCTTGGCGAACTGCTCCCACGTGAAGCGCTCATTTAGGTAGGCTTCGCGCTCCTCTTCCGTGTCCTGAGCGTATCCTGTCACCAGGGTGCGTGCCATGACACCAAGAGCGCCGCCTAGCGCCATCGTCATAACCTCAGCCCCCGCCCGCGCATCCCTCGTATTCAGGGCAAAGCCCATATGCTTCGAGAAGGCGTTGATTGGGAAGTTGAGGAACTGTAACAGGAGCTGGGCCGAGGGTCTGTTCCTCAGCCAGAACGCCTGGTGGCCCACATCGCCTTCCATCACGAGACGGCGAGCGTTGCGGTCGAGGGCGTTGATCCAGACGTTGAGCGCCTCTGCGTCGTCCCACTGGTTGAGGTCCATGTTAGGGACCTTCTGGTGGGTATCGGGCGACGTGTCGTCTCCCCACTTGCGGAGCTGGGTGCTAATGCGTTTCCACATGGCGTCATCAACGCCCAGGGCTCTCATTCTGCGGGCGGAGTAGAGAGGGCCGCCCTTGCGAGCCGCCTTCACCCAATCCTGAGCCTCTGCGGTCACGATGGTCATGCGGAGCCATTCCTGCATCGGAGCCATGCCTGAGAAGCGTCCAACGAGGTTGGCTTGCTTTCGGGTGAAGCGATCCACCAGCTCGGCCCGGCCTTGACCAGGATCGTTGATAGAGCCGTCCTCTGGGTCCCACCGGCTGGATTGTCCAACACGGGAGCGGACCTGAGCGGACCCATGGCCCATCGTTACGTCGGCCAGATAGAACAGGTTATTGCGGACCTCAGGGTCCCCTGCGCGAGCCAGCTTGTAGTACCTACGGAACTCCGGAAACAGGGAGACCATGCGGACAAGTCCAACTTGAGTGACCGCACCCAGAACCTCCGAGATAGCAAGGAAGCCGGTGTTGTTCATCAGGTTGCCGAAGTTTAGGCGCCGCATCTGGTTGGCGAACCAGGTCCAGTGCGGGTTGGACATGAGGTCTTCTTTTGGTCGTCCAAGGATGGCGTCAGTCATCATCTCAAGCATCTCAGCCTCGCGCTTGGCGCGGCCTTGTCGCTTGGGGTCCCGGTCGGCATTCGATCTGATCTGGTCGATCTGATTGCGAAGCTCGGCCTCGGACCTGAAGCCTGCGCGGAGGAGACCGGCGTAGCCCGAGGTTGTCCTTGCGTACTGCGTGAAGAGGGCCTCAGCGTTCCACTCAAACATGTCGATGATGTCCGCGTCCTGATCGGCATCGAGTTTCATCTCGACGCGCGGTCTGAGGCGGGGGTTCTCAGCGGAGTTCTTGCGGATGGGTGCCACGAGGTCGAGGATCATCTCCATCGCTTCCTCGGTGTCGAAGTCCAGGAGTTCACCGTCTTTCAGGCTTTCCCTTACGACTTCCTTAGCGGCCTCACGGTCATCTAGGGACACCTTGCGGAACGGGCTCTTGCCGCCCTGGGCAGGGTTCATCAGCTCAGAGACGGTCTTGGCGTACTGCCGGCCGATCCTCATAGCAAGGTCCTGACCAGAGACAGGCGTTGGCCGGGAGGCTGCTAGCTCGTCCATCCCTTTAGGATTGGTGCGATAGATGCTCTCACCAATGCGGTTTCCGAGGCGGTTGGTACTGCCCCTGAACTGCGGCCCCAGGAACACCCTGTCCCAGCCCTTCTTGTTGAAGCGGCGGGGGAGGTAGGCCGGGTCGTAGTCGATGAAGCGAGCATCTTCTAGGCCCTTGTACTCGTCTGCCGGTTGGGCAGCGCGGCTCTCGGCTTCAGGGTTCTCGTAGCGGCGGCTTGCGGCCACCTGAGGCTCTGCCTTGGCTTTCTGGATCGGAGTGATCTCTACCTCACCACGTCGGATTCCTTTCCACACCTCTGCCAGGTCCATCCCTTCACGGGAGAACGCAAACGAGGAGCGAGTGACTGCAACCATCTCCCCGGTATCCGGGTCCTTGATCTTGGTCTTCCAGGACCCCTTAGAGGCAACATAGCCAGGCGTCTCAGCCCTCGCCATGAGGAACTCTTGGACCCTCTCGTGGCCGGACGCTGCCTGTCCTTCCTTGGTGGGCTTCTTGAGCCCCTCGAAGGTCAGAACGTCGAACTTACCGTCAGCCGTCAGGCGCTCGAAGGCGGCTTGGGCGAACGCGAAGGCTCTTGCGGACTGGGCCGGGCTGGCGTTCGGGTTGTCTGCGAAGATGGTCCCCTTATCGAGGTTCTCGTTCCAATCCCAATTCCAGCTTCCCTCACCGTCCCCAAGGTCTTCGACCCAGGCAGTGACGCCAGCTTCTTCGCTGCGGAAGTATTGGTAGCCGGCAAGCTCGCCGTCCTCGAAGGTCCCCTGCTTGACCGACTTCTCGAACCACTCAGGGTTCCTGAAGAGGCGGAGGTCGGAGCCGAGGGAGGCTGCAATGGTGGACGCCTTGCCGGACCAGAGGTCTTTCTCTGGCACGTCATAGTCCTGCCACGGCGGGCGCTTACGGCGCTGCGCGCGGGTCATGCCCATCCTGCCTTCGACCAGGCGGCTTTCGGCTTCGGCAGCGAGGGTAAGGTACTGGTAGAAATGGCCACCTTCTGCCTGCGGAAGAAGCTCATCGTACTCAGACATTAGGGCTTCCAGGCGCTCGGCGTTAGGCTGCGCATCAGCACCCTCCTTGCGGATTTGCTGGTGTAGCTCCTGGAGGCGCTTAGCGCTATCCTTCGCCCTGGCTTCAAACTCCCCCTTCTTGGAGAAGCGCACGCCTCGAATACCTTGAACAATGTGGTTCAGCTCGTGGAGCGTAACACGGAGTTGTTGGTCAGGTCGAAGACTTGGAGATACCGCCATGCGGCCCTCCCATGGCTTGGCCAGTCCGTCAGTGTTCGGCATCGACTTCATCATGTCGATTAGTTCTCGTGCCTGGATCAAGGTCTTGCGGAGAGCCGGCTCGGCCTCGAAGAAGCGCTTGCCCTTCAGGACCTCAGGGAGGAACTTCGGGTCATCGAATAGATCGTCGACAAGTCTTCCGAGTGGCTCGTCGATCTCAGTGACCCACGTTCCGTCTGCGAAGCGTCCCCATCCGGTCTTCTCCCAGATTTCGTCTCGGCTATTACCAGCAGCTTCCATCTTACGGGCTTCGGCCAGCGCTTTCGTATCAACGCCGGGGCTCGTAGGGCCGAGGAAGATGGCAACGCCGGGAGTATTGTTCTCCCACTTGCGTACACGGGCTCGCCCTGTGAGGGCACCTGCGACGGCCCCAATAGAGGCAGCTAGCAGCCCAGATCCTGCGATGGTTTCCTGATCGGCTTCCGCCATCCAGGCCCCCATGGACATACCTGCGCCGGCTAAGGTGGCACCAAGGGCCGCCGTCGAGGCAGAGCCCATAGGCTTCTTGTACTTACCCTCGAACTCCATTTGGGCGAGGACCTGATCGTACAGCTTGGCCTGATCGCTGCGCCAGCGCTCAAACTCTTCCACCTCGTCGAGGCGTTGGGAGGTAGGCATTTCGGGATCAACGGATGGCCGGCTGTCCAGCTCTTGTAGGACATCAGCCAGGATGGCGTCACCGTCAGGGTTGTCCTCAAGCGCCCTTGCGAGCCGCTCCAGGGCATCCGCGTAGCGGGCCTGGAAGGCTTCAGGGGAACCAATGGCAACACCTTTGGTCACCCTGTCGATCTGCTGGAGGGCCTTCGCCAGGTCGCTGTCGGTGTCACCTTCTTCGAGGAGACTTTCAGCCGACTGACGAAGGGACTTTAGGCGGCTCCCCATCTCAGCTCGGGTGGGGACTTTAGTCGCCTCTTCAGGCTTCGCGGGTGTTTCCCCGCCACGGAACGACTTTCGACCGAAGTAGGGGTTCGGCTTGGGGGCCTCTGGGGTTTCTGCAACAGGCGTCGCCACCGCTTCAGGAACCTCTGGGGTTTCTGAGATAGGCGCCGAGGTCGTCTCAGCATCCTGAGATGCCCGTGCAGTGGAGGGCGCAGAGCCCCCTTCAGGTGGGTCCTTCGGTTTCACCGTCTGCGGCCTGTCACGGCCTGGGAGGTAGTTAGGGTCCTTCAGGTAGGCGAGACCGTCAGCGAAGCCTTCCGCGTACTCCTGCGCCGCGCGGATGATGTCCGGGTCGTCGGAGATGCGTGTCCCCGTCATGTGGAGGCCAACCTGGCGGAAGAAGTCGTCGAGTTCCTCCGTGGACGGTGAGAGGCCTTTCTTTCCGAAGAAGCTCTTGGCAGCCATGCGACCGGATCGGATGCGAACAGCCTGCGCTTCGTAGGTACGCCGCTGGGCCTCTGCCGCAGTCACGCCCTGGGAGGACCTGGTGTTCGGGTTCCAGGAGAGCTTGTCGGCAATCGACCTGGTGACGGCATCTGCGGAACGCGCCAGGAAGTTCAAAGGGGTGCCAATGGTTAGACTGCCGGCACGGGAAGGGGCGCCTGGGATGTCATCAGCGGCCTGGAAGGGAACTGGACCAGACTGCGCTGCGCCCATAGCACCCCCGTCAGAGGACCCACGGATGTTATCCGCGAGGACGTTATCGAGGCGCTTGGTGGCCTCAGCCAGCTCGTCGGCGTTGGTACGCCCGAGTTGGTTCAGAGCGCCGCCGAGAACGGGGGCCGCCAGCAGGAAGCCAGCAGTCAACAAGGGATCGCGGGCAGGGTCAACGTAGGTGTTTGCGCCTTCCAGCGGGATGTCTGCTACAAGGGCCGTACCGGCACCTACAGCAAAGCGCTCACCCTTGGTCATCCCGTCCGAGGTAAACCGAATAGCGGCGCCAGTCTTGGTCGAGCTGTTCGCGATGCGCGAAGTCATGGAAGCGGTAGCAGCGTGCCCTGCCACGATGAATGTAGGGTCCGCGAAGTTCCACAGAAGGCGGGTACCGAGGCCGATAAGGCCTGGGTTGTCCACCGCGATCTGTTCTTCACGAGCCTCGCGCCTGGCGTACACAGAAGCCTGGGCTTCAAGGTCCTCAGGGGAGTTGGAGCGAAGGAGCTTTCCGATTGTCCGGCCGTCGTCGCGGAGGTTATACTTCTTGAGGACATCCGTGATTTCGTTGGTAGACGGCTCGTACTGTCCGGGGACGGAGAACAATTCCCCGCCCATTCGCACACGTTCCTCCGCAATGTTGGCAGGGATCGTCAGGAAGTTACCGAAGTCCTGGGTTCCGATGGTTCCCAGCTTTGGGAAGCGGACGCCTGGGATGAACGAAGGGTCTTCCTGCCGTTCAAACGGGTTGTAGAACTCGATTAGGTTCTGCTCCTCAGGGCCGGTTTCCTCAGGGAGACTTGCAGCCTCGCCTGAGGTTTCCTGCGGGGGAGCAAGGTCGGATACCTCGAAATTCGGGTCCGGGTTGCTGGGCAGCCCAAAGGCAGCCCGAAAGTCGAAACGATCTTCGCTCATTAATGTATCCGTTAATAGGGTATGAATGCCATGCCCGCATTGGCCATGTTCTCATCGAACTGGCGCTGCTTCTCTCGCTTCTCGTCGATCTTTTCGTCGAGGGCTTTGGGCGTCTTCTTGGAGGCCAATACTCCGGCCACGGCGTTTGCCTCTTTGGCCGCCTTAAAGTTCACACTGAGGATGTCGCCGACGAAGACATTATCGAGGAACTCAATGTCCTCTACGCCGTCTTTGCCTTTGGTCACCCTGGTGAGGGCGTACTGGTTCCCGGTGGTCCATGTAAGCCGTAGGTCTTCCGCAGGCATGTTGCCCTTGGCGCCCACTGCAGCGAGGAATCGGTGAACATCCTCACCCCACGCCTTGGCGGTCGGGATGCCAGCGCTTTCGCCAGCACCCGCAGGGAACTCCGGGAGACGCACGGCTACGTCATTAACGACCGTGAACATCTGCTCAGCGTCCTTCCGGGCTGCCGCTGCGGCCTCCTCTGGGGTCATCCCAAAGGCCACGAAGTCGGTAATGCGCTCCGCCAGGAAGTCTTGGACCTGGGAGCGGTCTGGGGTGAACTTCTTGTTCCCACCGCCCACGTACCAAGGCTTGACGTTGATTGGGTCTTCCAGTTTGAGGGAGCTTGCGGTGGACCCTACGAGCTTGGAAGTCGGCTGGATGCGTACGCCGCTTTCGGCCACTGACACGGCCTTCTTCGCTGCGGCCAGGACATCCATCTGGGGATGGTCCTGGATTTGCCTGTCGATCTTCTCAAGGATGGCTCGGGTGCGACCATCGGTGACGTAGGTTTGCCGGCCGTGGTTGCTAAGGTTGCGGTAAATCTCGTAGGCCTGAAGGACGCTCTCAGGGTTTTCCTGAAGGCCACTTGAGGTCAACGCAGAGGCCATCCCGTTGAGGGCCGCCTTGAGCTGTGGGTCTTGCTGCTTGCCAGCGGACAAGGTGTCCGTGTACGTCCGGTAGACGCGGGCATCTTCACCCCTCAGGGCGAATGGCGTGTCCCCAAGGATTTGGCCACGGAGGAAGTTCACAGCGCCGCTGCGGAGGGTGGCGCCGGACACCTTCTTCTTTTTACCAGTCTCAGGGTCCACATACTCCAGGTCTTCGACCATGTAGGCCTCGCCTGAGGCTACGAGAGACGCTGCGCGCGCCTCTGCCCCGGCAATGGCCGCCTCCATACGCGCAGCTACCCGGCGTTGTTCAGCCTCTTTGCGGAGGCTCTCTTGACGGGAGATGTGGGCACGGAGGATTTCGGTCTGCTCCTGTGAGTAAGCACCTTCCTGCTGCCCAGGGCGGGCGAGTGCGGCGAACTCAGGGGACTGCTCAATGGACTGCCGGGAGGTGCCGGCATTGACCTTTTCTAGGAGGGTGATCTGGGCTGCGTTTCGGAAGCCTTCTTCGTCCTGGGTCCGCTTGAGGCGGGCCTGGGCAACCAGAGTGGCCACGTCGCCTGCATACCGAGCGTCTTGCGCCAGGCTCGGGGCGTCGCCGCGAGGGGTGCCCACCAGCTTATCGAGCAGCTCGATGTTACCTTCCACAGCAAGCTGCTTGGCAAACTCGAACTGAATGCCTGCAAGCTCCCGGCCGCTGATACTGGCTCCGAAGACGCTCTCATCTACGGCGGCCTTGGCCAGGTTTACATCCCCGGAGGCAAAGAAGGCCTCCCTCCAGATTTCCCCAGCACCAGCCAGGCGATCCTGCTCAGCCTTACTCAAGGCTTCCTTGAGCTGCTGTTGAGAGAACTGCGCCTGAAGGCGGGCGTTCTGCTCGTTGAAACCACGGGCGTAGAAAGGGTCTGAGAGGTCGGGGGCGTTGTTCTGATACCACGCTTGGACTGCTTCAGCGTCCCCGGTATCAATACCTTCCTGGACCATCTTGAGTCCCAGCTCGTCGGCCAGCTTCCGGCCACGGTAGACGTTGATGGCCGGAAGGAGGTACGGGTTGGCCTTGAAGCGGGAAGCCATAGGCTCGCTGTCAATCTCGGCCTGAAGCATTTCGGAGGTGTAGCCGGCAGTGGTCTGCTCGAAGATGGCGGCCTCGTCGAGGGCAGCCTTCTTGTTGGTCTCGATGCGTTGCCCGAAGTCGTCCACAAGTCCGCCAACTGCGGTTCTTCCGGTGGTCCCTAGGGCATCTGCAAGTTCAAACAGCGAGCTGCGGGGCGGGGCTGCTCCGGGGCCGGTGAATACACCGCCAGCGAAGCCGCCACCTTGGGTCTGCTCTGGTTTCATTAGTCCACCTTCTCGGCTGCTTTGAGTTCTTTGGTCATCTTCATGCCGCTGAGGGCAGCGCCGCCGAGCTGGGCACCAAGCGCCAGGAGGCTGGGCTTCTGACCACGGGCAACGGAATTGATCCGCCCTTTGGTCTGCTCGAAGGCGGCATTGTTGGCGAACTGGTTGCGAACGGCTGCGAGGTCGGCGTTCCGGTCGATGGCCGCAATGTTGGTACCCTGGGCCATCAGAAGGTCGCGCTGGATGGCTGCGGCAGTGAAGCCGCCTACACCAGCTTCTCCGAGGGCTGTACGGACACGGGCACGCGAGGCGATACCTTCAGCGACAACCTCTTGCCGGCGCTGGGTTGCCTGCTCCTGTTCGATCATCGTGTTGGCGTTATTCGCTACGATGTCGTCCCGATAGGCGGCTAGAGCGGACTGGCGGTTCTGCTCGAACATAGCGTCCTGAGCCTGCGCCTCGGCACGCTGGCCCATGAAGTTAATGATGGAGGAGCCGGCACTGAGGCCGCCCTGGAGCCAGCCGATGCCTTTGGCTGTTTTTGCGAAGGTGAATGCCTTACCAACCCCGGCGACTGCGGAGGACATTCCGGGGATGGCCATAGCGGCCCCTGAGATGGCCGAGCCGACACTAGCGAGTGCGGCCGGTACGGCTGCGAGTGCTGGAAGGCACATAGGAAAACTCCGTGAAAGGAAGGAGCAACGGGCCGCGCTTCTCGGTCTTTCCGAGGGTGCAGCCGAGCGCCTTGATGAAACGAATGTGGGCAGTGTTCTTGGTGTAGACCACGTTGGTGAGGGTACCGTACTGGCGAGCCCAGTGCTGGAGCTGCGCCCTCCCGTGTTCCACCATGAAGCGGCCAACCGGCGCTGTCTTGATGCCGGGCGTGCAGAGGAGCCAAGGGTGGGCGCCCTCGGCGTCCAGACCTATCCCATAGAGGGCCACAGGCTCTCCCTTTAACAAGGCGACACGGCTATTAAAGGGTAGGTCGAATGCCAGGGCCTCAGGATGTCTGCCGGTTGAAGCCACGACTTCCTCGTAATCAGCAGAGCGGAGATTGCAGAGGACCTGGAGGGCCAACTTGTGGTCCGCCCTCCAGAGCTGTATGTCATCCGATACGCTGCGACTTGCTCTCGACGAGGCCTCGCCAGGAGGCTGCGAGGAAGTTGCTTGGGAAGATGCTGTCGTTCTCAATGGTGAGGCTCCAGTGGATGTTCTTGCAGGGGGTCTTGATGCGGAAGGTTCCGTCATCCAGCGGCGGGATAGAGGCGGCAGTCGCCCCTAGGACGCGGCCTGCGAAGGCTTTCACCACGGGAGCGCGGTATCTGGGGCTGAATATTGCCTTGAAGTAGCCCGAGCGGGCGAAGTCGAGGCTGAAGTCCCGTACACGGACCTCCGCTTCGGTGTTGGCCACCGGGTCGATGCGATCAGGCGGGCGGAAGTACGGACGGGTCAGGTCGAAGCGCAGGGTGTACTTTACGCCGAACACGAGGTTCCAAGAGGTCTTGTTGCCGTCCAGCGTGATGGTGTACCCGCTGCGGCTCTCGATGGGCACCTCGACGCCAGGGGCGTGCTGACCTGCAGGGGCCTTCAGAGTGAAGCACTTGACTGCCTCAGTTGCCGGGTACGGGAGCGTGAATACGGTCTTGTCCGTGATCCCGTTGTAGGTACCTGAAGGGGACGTTCGGTGGTCCAGGAGGGTGAAGTAGTCCAACCACTGATCCGTCAGGTTAGGCCTGAAGCGCACACGCTCCAGGTGGTACCCGTCTGTCTTCTGGATCACGGCGTAGCCAATATTATCCACAAAGAAGAAGGCCAGGATGGTCTGCCCTTCGGCAATCTCCCAGCGGCCCCAAGCGGATTGGACCTTTTCATCCCCGTTCCAGAGAAACTCGTAGACGTACAGGGCGTTCGGTACCTCGTCCGAGAGGGCCACCAGAGTGTTCTCAAGGGTGGTCGAGGCGAGGTATGTGATCCCTGTCGGGAGGTAAGTCGGGCACTGCGCGGAGACCTCGGCGGCGTCCTCTGTCTGGGATACCCCGTCTACGTACATTTCCCGCAGGCCGCTTGCACCGTCGCGGTCAAACGCAAAGTAGACGTTGCGACCGGCTGCCACTGGCCTGGCCAGCGGTGAACACTCGAAGGCGGTCACCGGGTCAATGCGCGCCGTGGCGGGGCTAAGGGGGCCGTCTGCTTCCACCAGGTACTGCCCATTCGCGGCGAACAGCATGAGCTTCTTGTCGAAGGCCACAGCGTGTTCGAGGAGAGTTACTGAACTGCCAGAACCTGAGACATCAGCGGCCGGCGTGTCGATGGGGTCGTCGTCCAGAAGCTGCGTCATCGTGGTGCGGAAGAAGTTGAAGTAGTCGCCAGCCTTGCTGACGATCCAATTCTCATCAGCCAGAACTCCGAGGCGGTTACGCCAATAGAACAGACCGCGCAGGGGGAGACCCTCGAACGAGGCAAACGGGTTGCTGTCGTCGTCGCCTACCGCTCGGGCCGCCCAGGGGAGTGTCTCAAGTGTAAAGGAGCCCCCTGGTTGGCGCACAAGGCCGATGGGGAGCGTCTCAGGGTCCCAAGAGGTGGTGACGCCGGGGCGAATAGTTTCTTCCCAGACGGTGCCGTTGAAGCGGACCCAATAGTCGTCGAAGTCTGAAGTAGGATCGCCGGCCACGCGAAGGACCAGTCCCTCTGGTGCCACTCGGGGCAAATCCGAGAAGCGCTGAATGTTGTCCTTAAGGGCGCGCATTGCCTCCCCGCCCTGGCCATCCTCGACGGCGAGCTGGAAGTCCTGCGAGGGGTGGCTGAAGTAGAGGACTGAGCCGTACTGAGTGACGGTAACACCAGTCCCAGTGAGGTTGGGCGAAAGGCTGTTCTTGACCTGCTCAGCAATAGCCTGGGTGCCGATCATTACAGCGTGCGTCGATTGCGAGCCGTCAGGGGTGGTATATGCCCCCACTTTCGTACTGCCGCCGATGGTCAGCTCAATGCGATAGATTCGTCCGTATGCCCCTGCGCGCACAAACACGATGCCTTCATAAGGCCGCGTTGGGGCAGTATCTGCCAGTCGGGCAGTAGACACTGTGCGGTTCAGCAGAATGGTGTAGTCGGCAATCGTCAGGCTGCGGAAGTCACGGCGAGGGGTAGGGGCTGAGAGATAAGCTCCGAAGTCGCCCGCCACGGAGCGCTCAGTGCCGTCCTCAATGTCGAACACGCGGACGCTGCCAGACCCGACAAGGGCCACATAGCGGTTGTCCTGATCGCGGTCGATGAGAAACACAGCGGGAGGAGCGGCGTCCAAGCCGGAAGTCAGTCTGGCAACATGTTCGAACGGAGGGCGCTTGCCGAGGCCCTCCACCGGATCAGCGACGGCATTGACGCTCTCGCCCAGCTGGTTGATGTACCGGGCTAGCGGTGGTTGCTGAGAAACGCCGCCGATCAGGTTTGGGATTGGCTGATCGTACAGGGACATTACAGGGGTCTCCGGGTGATCGTCGAGGCGCCTTTAGGGGACCTGAAGTGGCCTCTGCGGCGGGCGCGTTGGTCTGCCTTCTTCATCTCTGCCTTTGCGTCGTCCTCATCCTCCTTCGTGAACATGTCCTGCCGGGCGGAGCCGGTGGCATTCTTCTGATAGCGGCGGCCGGCCCTGATAGCGATCAGATTGCGGGCGTAGCTGGGGAGGCTGTCGAAGGGGAGGAAGTAGCAGACATCGAGCCAGACTGGCTGGGTGAAGACGTAACTGTTGGTACGCAGATTGTAGAGCTTGCGGTCGCGCTCCACGATGTCCAGGCCAATCGAGTAGTGGCTGGGCCTGATCCATAGAACATCGTCAGGAAGATCAATGTGGCCACTCATGGCGTCTGGGGAGAATTGCCGCTCATAGTCGGTATTGAAAGCCCACCCACGCGTCTGCTCCTCTCGGGAGATTTCTTCGAGGGTGGCGAGCGCGTCGGCAACTTCCGAGAAGCCGGTGTCGTCGAGGGTGGAAACTGGAGCCTCGCCGTCGATGCGAAGCATGATGTTGACGGCCTTAAGCTCAGTCAGCGGAGAGGTGTCCATAGGGGGTCCTTAAAAGGGGGTAAAAGAGGGGAGCCTTTTCAGGCCCCCCTCTAGTGGTGGTTTTGGATCAACCGTTAGGCCGGAGCGGCCGTACGGATCACGCCAGCGCCTTCCGGGCGGAGAACGCCGTGACCAGTCAGCATACGGGAGACCACGAGGGTCGCGTTGTGCGTAACCTTGTAGTCGTTGCCGGTCATGCCGACCGAGAGGTCGCGGACCTTCACGGTACCAACGGCCCAGGGCTTGCCAGCCAGGGCAACCACGTTCCGGGCGTCTACGTTGTACTTGTTGCCGTACGTGCCGGTCACGTTCGTGGTCGGCAGGTTGTTGGTCTTCACAAGTTTGAACGTGTGGAGTTCCGGGATGCGGAGCTTCTGGATGGTGCCGGCACCGCCGTAGTCGGACGAGATGGTCTCGTTGTCCGAAGCGAGGAGGTGGTACGTCGCGGGCTTCAGGTACAGGTACCGTTCGCTCTCGTCGATGTCCTTCTCGTCGTAGTTCGTAGCCATCTGCACGATGGCAGCCTTGAGGGCCGCTACGTCGGTGTTGGAGTTGGCAGCGTTGATGATCTTTCCGACCGTCTTCGCTTCGTAGATGTCGCCCGTGCCTGCAAAGCGCGAGGTCGTGGTCAGCGCGGCCTGCACGAAGCAGCGCGCGACGTTGGCGTCGAAGAGTCTTGCGATTGCCTTGCCGTCCTCTTTGGAGAACTGCGTGCGGTAATCGAAGTGCGTCATCGCCAGGTCGATCTCGGCGATTGCAGACGAGCTTTCAACGAAGTCGTCAACGGTCAGGATCGTCTCAGCCAGGTTGCCGGGGGTACCCGTGGTCATCGTGCCGGGAACGTGGTACGAAGCCACCTTACCGCCGATGGACGGGAATTGAGCGGATTTCGCGCCTGAGATGGTGCGGACCATGTGACGGTCCACGAACACGTTGCTCTCCTCAAACGAGGCGAAAACTTCGCCGCCGTACTTCTTGAGGAACAGGGCGCGCTCGTCGCCAGCTTGGTTGATCTGTCCACCGCGGATCAGATCGAAGTCAGGTGCAGCCATGCTGCTTTCCTTTCAGGGTGTGAGGGTTCAAAGATGAACGGCTCACTCGCCTTCCCTACGGAGCAGAAGGGTGTCCTGGTCGATTCCCCCTCGGGGGTCACTTAGAGGGCCAACGGTCTGTCGGTGGGTGAGGGCCAAACTGCCTGCATAACAAGCAGCACACGTTTGGTCCGTGAAAGGAATATTGGTAATGCTCCCGACTGGACTTGAACCAGCAACTCCCAACAATCTATGGGCGTTTTCATTGCTACTACGGGGGCTTAAGGCGAACCCGGAGAGGACCTTTCGGCTGTCTCCGGGCTCTATCAGGTCCCCTGAAGTATCGTTGAGGGACTTCAGGGGCTCACAAAGTCTGGCGGGTTGGTGGGCTTTCGAAACACCGTGTCAGATCAACAGTCTCCCCCGCCAGGGGTAGTAATACCTCCCCCATTGTTCTCGTAGCGGCCGCGCTCAACTGGCATACCGAGGGTTTGTAGGGAGGGTTGGCTGTGGGTGGGCTTCTACCACTCTCGCTCGTCAACAACGAAACAGCCTATGCATCACGCCGAATATTGCTTTCGCGCAGGCGGATGATCCGGGAGCTTCCAGTGGAGAGGCCATCCGGTTATGTAGAGAGCCCCCGCGTGCTTTCGCAGAGGCGGGGCCGTATTGTTAGAGGTTCCCCTCTGAGGGACCCTCCGGTATTGCGCCTTACCGTTACCGCGAAGGGCCGGCCGAGAGGCGTGGAGGGTCTTTCAGAAAGGAAAGGACCCCCTCCTGGTAATCCAGAAGGGGGCCAAGGTAACACACACATGGTACCCTAGGAGGGCACAATGTAACTGGGAGATGATCTTTCAGCAGGCTTTAGTCAAGCCTACTCAGCCCACCGGGCGCTTGGCCGTCAGGCGGCCGATCACGGAGACGATGGATGCCACAGCGCCAGCAATGGTAATGCCGGCAAGCGTGATGGACTCCACGTCAGCCTGGGCAACGTCGATGCCGAACATCATAAGAAGCCACGCGAGGAGGGACGCAAAGCCACCCATAACGCCCTTTGAGAGGTACCAGGGGCGGCTGTCGGGGTTCTCAACGAGGACCGGGGCAGCGGCGGCGGGTTGGGTTTGGGCGACTTGAGCGCCCGATACGATCTGGGTCATGAGAGAGAGAGCTTTCAGGTTAGAAGTTGCTGATCTCGATGCGCTTCTCAACCTCGCGGGTGTAAGCAGCATCGCGGCCGTAGCGGCGGTCTTGGATTGCAGCCGATTGCTCAGACAGGGTGGCAAATGGCTTGATTGCAGACGCTCCACCTGTGGGCTTCGTCGTCACGTATTCCGGGCCGTCTCCCTTCATGCGGGCTTGGATGCCAGGCACGAGGAGTTTCAGAGCGGAGGTATCCCCTTCGAGGATTGCCTTGTCCACAGCGCCGTCGAAGGCGTTGCGCTCGGCTTCCGAGAGGTTCTTGGAGCCCCATTCGACGAGGCTGTCGTAGGCTTCCTTCGAGCCGGCCAGCGAGTGGACCTCGTTGGCGCGGAGGGTTTGGATAGCTTCGACACCTGCGAAGAAGAGGCCAGCGGCTTCCGGAGGGATGCCCGCCTTTTCGAGGGACGCAAGGCTCTCCGCGCTCAGTTCGCCTTTCTCAGCGAACTCGGCATTGAGGGCCACAAAGTCAACCGGCTTGCGAGCGTCGTCGTCGGCCTTTGGTTCCTCTTTCGGAGCCTCTTCGCCTTCCTTCGGCTTCTCGTTGGCCTCGGGCTTTTGGTCACCTTCAGCCGGCTTGTCGTCGGCCTTCGGCTCTTCCTTCGGTTCTTCCTTCGGGTCCGCCTTCTTGCTGATGAGCTTCTGGGCTTCGGCGTATGCCTTCTCCAGCTCCTCGACGGTCTTGTACTTACCGGCCAGGAGTTTCTGCTCGTCAGCCTTCGGTTCCGGCTTCGGTTCGTTCGGGTCAGTCTTGTCCACCCGCTCCACGAAGTCCCCCTCGTATTGCTCAAGGGTTTCGAGGGTCGGGCCGATGGCTACGCCACCGTCTTCAGTCATACGAACTGGGGTCGTCATTAAGCTGCCTGTTGGGGTTGGGTAGCTGCTTGAGCGAGGGCGCCAGCGGCTGGGCCGGCTGCTTTCTCTGCGAGGGCTTGTTGGGCCATCATTTCCTGCTGCTCAGCTTGCTGCTGTTGGATTACTTCGTCTGGGATCACCATGCCGGTTGCGTCAAGCCCGTGACCATTCGCAAGGCGCTGGATCACTTCGTCGTCGGAGAACTTGTTGCCCATGCCCTGCTTGACCTGAGCGTAGGCCATAACATCCTGGAAGAAGCCACGGAGGCGTTGCAGGTTGTGGCCACGGCCGAGGGCGTCAATGCCCGTCACGATCTTGGGGCGGATGGAGTTCTTTGGGAACTTCGGAAGGCGGCCTTCCTTCTGCATCTTTGAGACCCACCGTTGGATCAACGGAAGTTGGAACTCACGAGCGAGGAGGGTGTAGTAGCCTCCCAGGGTATCTTCGAGTTCCTGGGACATGAGGCTGATCTCATGGGCCGTCACACGCTCAGCTTGGCGCTGGATAGAGGCGGTCATGAGGAAGGCGCGTTCAAGGCGGGAGGTAACCGTCTGGAGGACGTTGGCAGCGTGTTGGAAGTCTGCCAGCTTCTCAGCGCGAAGGGCCTGAACGTCGTCAGCCTGGCCTGGAACAAAGTCGCCGTTGTTACTCTCTTCGAGGTCGTTGATGTCAGTCATGCCTGAGGGCTTCACCAGCCAGCGACACTGGGCAGCGATCATGCCACCCTGGACGATGGACTTTGAGAGGTCTTCAGCGGACTGAAGGTCCCCATAGAGTTCCTCAACGTAGCTGCGGCCATAGTCTTCGCCGTCCACCACGATCATTCGCAGAAATATCCACGGGTTGTTCTCGTTGGTGTAGCGTCCACGGGTCTTGGGGACTTCCTCGTCAAGGACTTCCTGCCAGGTCACCCAGGCGTTCTTACCCACGCGCTTGACGCAGGTGTAGATGTCGAGGTCCTTGCCCTCGGCGATGTCGTCCTGGGCCTGCTGGTTGCCTTCGGAAACCTTCTTCAGCCACTCCTCAGGGAGGGCCATAGGGGAGACGGTCTCGCGGACAATTCCTTCGAGGACGTTGCCGGAGCCGTCCCGCACGACCACGAAGCGGTCCAGTGGGAAACCCTTTGCTTCGTCATCGGCGTAGATGGCGTAGTTGCCGGCCACCAGAAGGTGCTTGAACATGTTAAACACGATGGGGCGGAGCGGGGATAGCTCCAGGTCCTCAAGGATGTCCTGCTCCAGGCGTTGGAGCTTGGCTTCGATCTTGGCCGCCATCGCTGCGCGCTCGTCGCCTTCGAGGCCGAGGAGTTCCTCGCGCTCTTTGGCGCCCATGACGAGCTGGTAGAAGGGGGTCTGAGCCGGCAACAGCGTCATGCTGAGCTTTGCCGACAAAGTGTTAACGCCCATCGCTCCGATGGATTGCCATGGCTGGGGCGTGTCGATGATGGTGTTCTTGTCTGTCCGCTCCGTCTCGCGTGGGATCAACGTAGGGATCGTCAGCCGGCTGCATTGGTATGCGCGGTTGAGGAATGGTTGTCGATCTGTGGTGAGGGAGGTGTACCGGGAGCGCAGAGACGTTTGGGAAACGGGCTCTGTCACTATGCGGTCATCCTCGCAACGCTAACGCCGGTGCGGGCACCGCTGACACGGATGTCTGTGCGGAGGGTGCGGCGGGAGCGGGCCGTGTTGGGGCCAACTGAGCCGTCGCCTGAGGTCAACCGCTCGTTCATCTTGAGGGCGTCTGCGGTGGGGAGAGGGGCTGCGGGGGCAGCGGCCGGGGGCGCGGTCTTAGGGACCTTAACCTTGGGAGCGCACATGGGCACGCACCTCCTTGTCGTAGAGCTGTTGGAGTTTGTCGATGATCTCCTGGTGCCCCTGTAGCCTACCCAGCTCATGCTCTGACACCGGCTGGCGGGGGAGCTTGTCTGGGTAGGTCTGACGGAGGAACTGAAGGAGGCCAGAGGAGACACTAGGTTGGCTCATGGGGTTCTCCTTAGGTAGCTAGTTAGCTGTTCCTGGGTGGGGTAGGGAGTTTGTCCTACGGTGTAGGGTTTTGGCGGGAGACCCGGAGTTCCTCGAAGATTTCCGTAAGAACTTCAGGGTCTTCGAGCTGTACCCGGTCGTCCTTCATCGTTCCGCAGGCGCGGGCATCCAGGAGGATCAGAAGGTTACTTGCAGCGGACGCCAGGTGGCACGCACCGCTGTCCTCAGCCGCGTCCTGTCCACAGAGCCAGAGCATCATGTGGCGGAAGGCTGCATCCACGTAGACGCGGGAGGAGATAGGCTGGTCGCGCCAGTTGGCAGGGCCGTACTTCTGCGCGCCGTCTCGAAAGCAAGGTTCGAGCTGGGCGAGAGCCGGCATCGGGAGGATGGACATAGAGAACTTCGGGCCGCCTACAGCGTCCTTCGGGTTGATGTCTTTGGGGGCCTCTGGGAATAGGGACGCCTGCTCCAGCTTGAAGGGGTTCTTACAGCCTTCTCCGGGTTTGGCGCCGCAGAGGAGGCATTCGTGGTTGGCGGGGGCGCAATTCACTTGGGCTTCCACAGCTTCACCTTCTTCTTCTTCTTGGGGTCGTAATCAGTTGCGCGGAGGATGCGGGCAACGCGGGCCTGGGAGAGTGCGTACTCTTCATCGAGTCCCTGCTTTTCGTAGGCGGGGAGGATGATGTCATTCCAGACGGCCTTCACGTCTTTGTCGGCCACCTCTGCCGGGATCATCCGCTCAGCGCGGGTCATCCCCAAGCCAGGGCAGCCGGGGTAACCGTCCGTGCGGTCGCCAGCGAGGGCCTGAACAAGGTGGAAAGCGTTCGCTTGGCCAACGGTGACCTCAAACTCTTCATCCTTCTGCGGATTGTAGTGCCGGCCTGGGATGGTTCTCATGTCCTTGTCGGACGAGACGACGATGCAGTCCCCAGGCTCGCGTCCGGGACGGGTTGCGAGGATGCCCAGAACGTCATCACCTTCGAGCTGGGGCACGGCGCGGCCACGGGGGTCTTCGTGCATCCAGTCGCGGAGGACAGGGACCAAGAGTGGCTTGATGCCGTCCGAGCGGTGGGCCTTGTAGTCTGGGTAGACATCCATCCGCCAATTGCCGAGGCGGCCGATAGTCACCGCAGCGATGAAGTCGGTAGCGGCAAGTCGCTCCATGTAGGTCTCGAAGATGTCTTCAAGGGCCGCCTTGGCCATGTCGAAGTTGGCCACGCGGGTCCACATGAGGGAGCCATAGCCGTCGCACGGCCAGGGGATGGAGCTTTCGTTGCGGGACGCCACCTCGTAGATGGGGATGTCCGCGTCGATCAGGAGTGTGGTCATCGGGGACCGTCCTTTATGACTTGGGTGAGGTTGGGGGCGATTTGCTTCAAGGCCAGCCAGCACTCAGTGGCCAACTCGCGGCACTTCGGGTGGTAAAAGCCGGGCCGCTGCGCGACGGTGTTGTACAGGTCGAAGAACTCCGGGACCGTCCCTGTAATGAGGATGTCGCAAGAGGTCGATGCAGGCATCAGGCCAAACGCCTGGCCGATGTTGACGCCCTGCTGGATGAACTGCGCGCAGAGCGTCGATCCCGTCTTGTCGTGGGAGTTGGCCACCTCCTCCAGCTCCTCGCTGTCGGCATGGAACAACTGGTGTTCGGTAGCGGAGTTGCGGTAGAACCCGTCGCGTTCCTCAAGGTCCTCACCAATCGAGAGGACGGAGAGTCGCCCGGTAAACACTGAGGCGATCTGGAGGTAGACCACAGCGGGCACAGAGAAGCTGAAGGTCATCGGGCACACGTCGAATACCTGGCGGCCGGTGCGGGAGAGCAGGTCGCGGAGGATGGGGACGCGCTGGTGGGGCTGGAGGTTTTCGACCTGGGAGAGGCAGTAGCCGGCGTTCATGAGGGCGGCCTGCTCGGGGAAGATTGGGATCATTTGGTCAGACCTCGGAGGGACCAAAGGACCTCAAGGCCCCTTGGAGTTATCAGGTGGGTGTTGGAGTAGGTGTTTGGACCTACGCGGGTTGTGACAAGGCCGCGCTCGGTTGCCATTGAGATGACCTCAGCGTGGTCTCGCGCCAGGTCAGAGCGGGATTTGATCCCGCCCTGCCATGCGTTGTCGAGTACGCGCACCAAGCCGGCTAGTAGTTCCGGCTCTGTGATCATGCGGAGGTCGGCTGGACCGTTGGCGTCGGAGCCGGAGCTTCCGGTTCCTTCGACACGATGCTGACGGAGTATGTCAGCTCGACGTTGGTTTCATCCTTGAGGATGCGGCCGGCGACTGACGTGAAGTATGTATCCGCAACAGGGTCCGGCATGGCCACACCCTCGGGGCCTTTGACCTTCTGGGGCAGGAGCTTCACGGAGAAGCCTGCCGCCTTGGCGCCGTCTGCGGCGACCTTGAGGTCCGCCAGGGCTTTGTCGATGGCGTCCACATGGGGCTTCGACGCCTGAGCAATGATAGAGTTGATGTCCATCAGTGAGTTTCTTTCCAACTTGATCCGTGAGCGGCTGACCCACGGAGGGGGATGTTGAAGCCGAGCTGCCGCCCAGCCTCTTCGATTGACCACACAGCGGTGGCCTTGATGGTCTCCACGATCTCCGGTCGGCAGGTGATCTGCATCTCGTCGTGTACGTGGGCCACCATCGCCCAATCCTTGCCCCACTGAAGGCCCTCTGCAGAGAGCCTCTGGTAGAGGAGGACGGGGGCGAGTTTCATGGGGACTGCGCCTGCGTTCTGAAGGAGGGAATTGAGGGCAGCGTGCTGCGCCCTCACTGGAACCCTGCGCCCGTCGATACCTCGAACGTAGCCGTTGGCCTTGGCACTTTCCTTGACCGCATTAATCAGCCCCCGGAGACCTTTGGTCCCCTTGAGGAACTTCGCCTTGAGGGCAGCGCCTTCCTGGGCACCGCCGCCGACGATCTCACCGATCTTTTCGTTGCCCGCCCCGTAGAGGAAGGCGTAGATGAAGGTCTTCGCGGTGGCCCTGGAGGGTAGGCCGGCCGCCTTTTGGTTCACCGTATGGATGTCGGTGCCTTTGTCCTTGTCCCCTTCATCGACGATCTTCGCGTAGCGCCCCTCGTCTCGGAGGAAGTGAGCGAGACAGCGGAGTTCGAGACCATCAGCGTCACAGCCAATAAGGACATGGCCGTCATCAGGTAGGAACAATGCCCGGCATTCCGCGCCGTATGGTACGGGTCCTTTGGCGTTTTCAATGGAAGGGACTTGGGCGATGTTCGGGTCACTGTGGGTACACCTGTGAGTGATGGCGCCAAGGGTATTAACCCGGCCGTGGATGCGTCCGTTCTTCTGGACCTTGAGCCACGCTTGGTTCCCATCAGCGAGCTGGCCGAGGCGCTTCTCGACCATGAAGTATTCAGCGAGCTTTTGGGCGGGAGGGTAGGGGAGCGCGGATAGAACATCGTCGTCGATCACCGGCTCTCCGGAGTTGGTGAACTCGGTAGGCTCCCAGCCGTAGAGACGCTTGAGGCGATCTGCGATGTGATGCCGGGAGGCCGGGTTGAAGACGCGCAGCTCGACCTTCTGGTAGGGCCAGGCAGGGTCGAACTCTTCGTAGTAGCCAGTCTCGACAACCACGTCGTAGACCTTGCGCTCGACCTTCTTGCCGTTCTTTAGGACTACAGTTGTAGTCTCTCCGGTGTCGATCTTCTTCTCGCGGGTCAGGCCACCGTACTCGGAGGAGACCCACCGCTTCAGGGCCTTGGCTGGCTTCCACATGGAAAGGCCGGCGTACCACGGAGGGAAGAGGTTCAGCAGGCCGTCATAGAGAACAGCCTTGCGTTCCCTGATCTCGGCTTCGAGTTTCTCAGCGGCCTCCACGTCGAAGCGGAAGCCGTGTTGCTCCTGCTTGTGGATGAGCTTGGCAAACTCGTGCTCGATCCAGAGGGCTCTCGCGCTCTCGGCGTAGGCCGGGCGGGAGGTGAGCATCTTGTGGAGCTTGGCGGTAACCCGGACGTCCTGCTCGCAGTAGCGCTGCATGTGGACGTTCCAGGAGACCCAAGGGTCGATCCCTAGGTGCTTACAAAGATCCGTATACTCACCTTTTTGCTCCCCTAAGCGGTAACCCCAGGCTTCGAGGCGGTGGTTCCCGATCATGTTACCGGGCAAGGTGGTCGGCCGGCCCTTGGCGATCTCTCGCTCTCGGACGCGGAAGTCCTCGGCCTTGATGTCCCCGAAGAGGAACCTTGAGAGGATCAGGGTGTCTTCGAGGTTGTCTGTGAGCTTGATGCCCGGGAACAGCTTCTGGAGGACGGGCACGTCATACGAGATGATGTTGTGGCCGATGAGCTGGGACGCCCCTTCGAGGAGCGCTACACCATCCAGGATGGTATCTGTCTGTTTGCGGCTGCCATCGTCGTTGAAGTCGCAGTAGGAGAACAGCTCTCCGGTGTCCACGTCCTCGGCCACGATGGAGTGGCAGATGGAGACGACATCCAGGAAACCGTTGGTCTCGATGTCGAAGTAGAGCCTACGCGAAGGAATAACCTTCTTCGTTCTTGAAGCCATATGACTTGCCTTCCTTCTCGGATGGAGGAGCGTCACACTCCTCTTGGAGGGTGGTCAGCGGGTCGTAGTAGAGGTGGAACGTGCGGCCGGTGGAGCGGCCAGAGGCGCGATCCTTCAGGACGCGGAAGGTGGAGATGGCGCGGGTTCGCTCGTCGTCCGCCTGGGTGTTGCGCTCAAGGCCCCACATGTAATCGGCGTACCGCATGATGGCACGGGAGCCGGTGAACTGCTTGGCCTCGACCTTGCCTCCCTCCTCGTGTCCGGGGCCGGATTGAGGGGTCGTCAGGTGGGACAGGAAGTGGATCGCAATGCCAAGCTGGGAGGCCAGGACCTTTGCGTCCTTCATGAGCATGTCGAGGAAGCGGCGCTCGTCTTCAGCGTCAGCCGAGAGGAGCGTCAGGTTGTCAATGTAGGCCACCTGAACGCCGAAGGCTTTCACCACCCAGCGAAGCCAGGTCTTCACCTCATCCCAGGTAATCTCCAGGACGCGATGGTCGTAGATGAACAGCTTATCTTCGTAGGGCGCCAGGGCGGCACGGAGTTCCTCTTCCGTATGCTCACAGTCGGGCAGGAAGTAGGGCTTACCGTCCAGCTTCGCGGCGATCCGCTTGGGGGTCTCAGGAGGCGGCTGCTCGCCGTGAAGAATGGCAATGGCGCGGCCTTCGCGCAGGTCGTTCGCTTCCATCTCGGTGAAGATGTCAGTCTTACCAATGCCAACGCCGGCGCCGCCTACCCAGACGTGTCCGGGCTTAGGGCCATAGGACCACTCATAGACCTTCTGAAGGCAGCCCGGCAGGGACATGCCCCAGGTCACCGGCTTGACGGCCTCGTCGATAAGGTTGGACAGGGTAGCTACGCCGTCCGGGCGGAACTTCTCGGCCCCGTAGATGGCGCTGGTGATTTGCGCTGAGAGGCCAGCCTGAAGCAGACTGTTGGGGTCCTGCCCGTCCGGCATGTGGGCGATCTTGGCCTTACCGGGGGATAGGATCGCGGCACACTCGCGCGCTCCCTCGCGGCCAGGCTTGTCGCCATCGAACATGAAGACGACTTCCTCGAAGGTCTCCAGCCAGTCGGCGTTGTCGGCAATGGCCTGGGTGGACGTGGCGCCATCCGGGACGGAGACCACAGGCCACTTCAAGTCCAACACCTGGGCCACCGTGAGCGCGTCGATCTCGCCTTCAGTGATAATAACGCGGCGGCCTCCTTGGCCCCAAGCGTGTTGGCCGAAGAGGAGCTTCTTGGTTTCCTTAGGTCCCCTCCAGCCGAACTTCTTACCGGCCTTGCGGACCTTCTGGTTGGTCACTTCGCCTTTGCGGTTGCGGTACTCCGCGATCTGAACAGGCTCGCCATTGAGGGTGGCCAGCTTGTACCCCAGCTTGCGGAGGGTCTCGGCGCGCAGGCCGCGCGAGGGTAAGTCTTGGTATTCCCCGGAGGGGATCAGGTCGGCCATTCGAGGTTCGTCTTTCCTTGAACGCGAAAAGTCCCCCGAGGGTTTCTCAGGGGACTTCTCATGGTGTTTGCAGCCAAAGCAGTAGGCTGACATATCGACGTAGCGGGCCAGGTTGTCCTTGGAGCCGCACGCGGGGCAGGGCTCGTGTCGGAGGAACTCAGCCATACAAGGCTTTGCCTAGCATGACGCAGACAAGGCAGATGCCGAGTCCGTACGCGGCACACCACAGAAAGGTTGCCACTCCAACTAGGAAATCTTCATCGGGCATAGCGTTTCTGTGCTTGCTGGAGTTTGCGGACCGTGACTAGATAATCAGCGAGCAGAAGACGCTCTCTGCGCGACCCTGTCGGTGCAGCCCAATACAGGTCCCATAAGCAATCACATCGCTTCGAAAGGTACTGGATGCGAAGTTGCTTAGTCATTTCACAAACTCCTTAACGTCAAAGTTCGGACAGGTTTTACCCTTGTCCACATCGTGGTGGCCGATCACTTCCTGGATCGTCGGGATTTCCTCGCGGAGGTCCTCGATCAGTTGCATGAGGGAGGCGAGTTGGCGGAAGGTGAAGTTGGACCCAAGGCGCCCCTTCTCCGGCTTTCCGCCCACCAACACGACGCCAACGGACGAAGCGTTGTGGCCCACAGCGTGGGCGCCGATCTCGTCGAGGGTGTCCCCATCGCGGTCGGTATCGCGGCCAAGTTCAACCGTACCATCGCGTCGGATGACGTAGTTGTACCCGATGTCCTTCCAGCCGCGACCTTTCGGGGGCGGAAGGGTGTGCCACTGGCGGATTTCAGCGGCGCCGATGTCCATGTTCGGTGGGGTGTCGGTGCAGTGGACGATGATCTTAGTGTACGGCCGGCGTGCTGACATCGAGGTCTTTCCTGTGTTGGATGAGGGCGTCGTGGGAGGCTTGGCAGCGGGTGTACTGAGCTGCCCAGGAGAAGGCCCAGCCGTCCTCAAGGGAGGCTTGCTGGGTAGGCGAGAGACGCTCCCAGACCTCCTCAGTTACCTCCGGCATCTCCAGGGGAGGGCACGGGATCATTGACAGGGCTGGTGGCGGGGGGAGTGGCTTCACCGTCTCGATCACGAGAGGAGCCGGAGGCGGCTTGCTGGTACAGGCGCACAGCGTCGTAATCGCGGCGGCAATCAGCGCGCACTTCAATGGGCTGGGCACGGAGTTTCTCCAGTTTGCGGAAGGTTTCTTCAAAGCGGGCGGCGAGTTCCTGGTCAGCCTCGCGGGCGGCTGCCTGGCCATCTTGGAGGAGCCGCGAGTGTTCGGCAGCGATCTCTTCGAGGCGCTCAAGCTGGGCATCGCGCTGCTCAACAGCAGAGGCGGAGCATTCGGCGGCGGCTGCCTGCTTACCAGCCTTGAAGCTGACATCGCGGACGACCATGACGGAGCCGAAGAAGAGAATGGCCATAGAGATGGCAGGCAGGAGCCACTTCAGAACGGACATGGCGGCCCCTTCTTGTTGGCAGCCATAAGCTCACGGACACGGGCCAGGGACTTCTCGTTGACCGGCTCGCGCAACCAGCGGGGGTCCACCTGCTTGTCGGCGTATTTGAAACCTTTGGTCTCGCACCAGTTGGCGTAGGTGGTGCGGGAGGTCTTCGAGATGGGCGTCTTCGAGCGGGAGAAGACGAAGCGAATGTCGAGGTCGGGCTCTTGGGCCTTGATGTAGAGATGCTTCTGGCGGTCGCCGGTCAGGAAGCGGCCCTTGCCTTCGATAATGATGCCGTTTGGCAGCACGAAGTCGGGGCGGTAGGTACACTTCTTGTGGAGAACCCAGGGGACCACGAGTTTCTCGTAGACCACGGGCACGCCGGCTCCGGCGATCTGGTACTGGAGGTCCTCCTCCAGCCCAGACCGAAAGCCGTACTTGAGGCCGACCCCTTGTGGGGTCAGCTTACTCAAAGTCGTAGCCGCCCTCGTCGCCAGCTTCATCCTCGGAGACGGAGGTGTCGTCTTCTTCAGCGACGTAACCGCCTTCGACGGCACCGAAGCCGAGGCCGGAAGCGGAGGCTCCGCCAGAGCCCTTCGACGGCTTGATGACCTGGACGCCCTCCAAGTAGAAGGTCGCAGAGCATTCGCCTTTCGGATTGGCCCAGCCGTGCGGCTTGACGGCGAGGATGATCTCGGAGCCGCCGTAGATGTCGATGGAGGCCGGCTTACCTTTGGCGTCGAAGATAGGGACGACGCGGTTCCAGGCTTTGCCCTTCTTCGTGACACCGGAGGCTTTCATCTTTGCACGGAGGATGAAGTTGCCAGTCTCTTCACCGGTCTCGGGGTCGAGCTGCGGCTGGATTGGGAGGTCGGCCAGCTTGGCTTTCTTGCCCTTCTTCTCAGCGGCCCATACCTTCGCGGCTTCGTCCTGGAGGCGCTCGCAGAGTTCCACCAGCGGAGCGGCCGTCTCTGCGTCGAGTTCCAGGTCCACCTTGTACACGCCGGCAGCGTCAAACTTGGTGTCCGGCTTGTTGAGCCACGGGTAGCGGGCAATGCCGCGAACATTGATGATCGGTTGGTCTGACATGGGGTCCTTATCGTTCGTATCGGGCGAAAGTGGCTGCAAGGTCGCAACCTTCAGCGTCTGCTTTAGCCAGCAGGTCGGTGGGGATTTCGTATTGGGTGCGGCCGGCCTTCAGGAGGCGGATGATGCGGGCGGTGTAGGGGGGCATAGCGTACCTTGTTGGATCATGCGGATGAGGAGGTCGGCCTCTTCAGGTAACCAGAGCTGGCCCCTAAGGGCGCGCTGCGCCTCCTCCCAGGGCGAGTTGAAATAGATGTTCTCATGCGAGCAGGAGGGGAACGGACAGCGGCATCTCATGGTGGCCTCAGGAGTTCGTGTGGACGTGGTACGACGGAGTGAACAGGCGGTGGAAGGCGGCCGTGTAAGGATCAGTGGCCTTGCGGATCAGCTCGTCGATTTCCTCGGGGGTCTCTTCAAGCATCAAGTGCTCCTGCTCGCGGTGATCCACAGTAACGAGTACGGTGTAGTTCTGCGCAGTGTCGCGCAGGTAGCACACGATGTGGGAAACCCCCACGCGAGTACGCCGTGTCAGGCCGCGCGGGCCGATAGTATGTAGCGTAATGAATACAGGCGGGATCATGCGGCCTCCTTAAGGTCGTCTTCTGGTTCTTCGTCTTCGTCTTCGGGTTCTTCGTCCGGGCTCTCGTCGTCCGAGTAGTCCGGGAGGGGGCAGTCCTCAGCGCCTCCCTCGTCTGACGAGAGGTCAAGCGGAGGGAGGACGTAGAGGGCCACCGCGCGGGTGGCTCGGGGCATTAGTCTGGCACCGGGAACAGCCTGTCACCGCCTACAACTGACGCGGCCTCGCGGTCGCCGTATTTCTTGTAAGCAACGCGCACCATCTGTGGGGTGAAGCCGGTTACGACCACCCGCCTGAATGCGATGCTGGTGCGATTGAAGTACGCGTAGACGTACTCCCGGCCGATCTCGACGGGGTTCCCGAAGTGGTCATTTTGCGGGGCGTGGGTCATGCGGCGCCGATCTCCTCGCGCACATATGAACGCAGGGCGTCCACGTAGTTGTCGTCAGAGAGACCTTCAGTCCGCAGCATGTTTCCAACGGCGGTCATGATCTCGGAGCGGGAGAGCTTCTTCTCCTCGCAGACGGTTTCGAGGACGAGGCCGACCGAGGCGATGAAGTAGTCAAGTTCCTCGTTCTTCACAGCGTCGAGGATGGTGAACGCCAGGCGGGACACATGGTCTCGCCGGAGGTTCGACATGTCGATGTGGTTGTAGCTCATCTTGGGATCACTTGTAGAGGCGGATGCGAGGTCCGTAGACCTCCATCAGTTTGCGGAGGATTGTCTCCAGACGGTTGGCGTCCTCTTCGTGAAGGACAGTGAGGCGGCCTCGGTAGGTCTTTCCGCCTCTCTCGTAAGGGTCGCGGTCACTGTCGGCTTCTCTCGGTGATAGCTCCCGGAAGACGAACTTGCCCGTACTAACGGCGTGGTGCGCCAGCTCCCTTGCGGCCTTGTCGCGAAGGAAGAAGGTAGCCTTGTCAGCGGCGTACTGCAGCTCGGCCTCAGTAAGCCGGTGTTGCACGTAGAACGAGCGGCGCAGCAGCCTGTCTAGCTCCCGCACAAGGTCGATCTCCCCTGCGGACGGTAGTGGTACCAGTTCGATGTTTTCGCTCATGGTACGATGGTGAACTCCGGGTATTTCTCCTGGATGCGCTTGGCCCGCTTGAGGCTGCGCTCGGGGTCGCGCTGGTCCACGATTGTGAGCAGGAGGTTGTCGGCGTCGTGGCCAAAATCGTCCGCGAAAGTGATGCCGCCACGGGCATGCATCAGGGCACGGCAAAGGCCGATGTCGATACGGCCGAGGACGGCTTCAGGTCCCCACTCGCGGCCTTCGCGCGCTTTAAGGCCGATGAGTTGAATTTCTGGTACCCACCCTTTGTCAAACGAGTAGTTGTTCGCATGTTCAAACACCGCGATGGGGCCACACTCCTCCGCCATATTCCCCTCGAAGTATTCCTCAGGGATGTGGTGGGAGTAGGACCAGCCGGGACCAAAGGCTGGCTCCAGGGTGGTGAAGTCGATGTCGGCCAGGGTTTCGGCCGGCACGAAGATGTCGAAGTCCTTGATCGGGCGGTTGTGGTAGGTGTCCCGGACGGCACCGCCTGCGAGGTATGCGGGGGCACCCAAGATGGTCTCAAGGCGGATCAAGGCGGGGCAGAGGTCAGTGATGCGCATAGCGTCAATCCTTCTTGTAGTGCGCCCGGTTCAGCCACATGGCGGCTTCTTGCAGGTGCGTGATTGCGATGGAGACTGAGCGGGACTTGGGACCAGCCTGTAGGGCCACAGCCATCTCTTCGAGGTGGTGCGACTTGTGGACCAGAGACATGCTCTCGACCGCCTCAGCCTCGCGCTGCTCAGCGTACGGTTCTTTGCGCAGTTTCGCGGTCTCGGGCGGTCTCTCGGGGCACATGACACAGCCTCCGGGCGCGTGGGACGGGCAAAGGGGGAATTTACACGCCATCAGAACACCGCATGGAAGACGAACCATGCGCCACAGGCGGCCATGATCGCGATGGCAATTGGGATGATGAGGCGGGCGATGACGCTGACGGCGATGACAGTGATGCCCACGGCGGCAATGGCGATGCCCAGGAGGATGCCGAGGATGGCCTTGAGGATGTTTAAAGCGGTGTGCATCAGCGTGGGGCTCCGATTGCAGTGCGGACGGCGCCGACTGACGTGTTGAGGGATTTTGCGGTGTCGCGAAGGGAGTAGCCGGCCTTCACGAGGGCGCGCGCAGCGATCACGGTGTGGCCCTTGAGTGACCGGGGGCGACCCCGCTTCTCGGTTGGTTCGAGAGCGAGGCCGCGTTCGCGATCCACCACACAGCGATACACCCGGCCGACTTCAAGTTCGGCAAGGTCGAAGTGTAGAGAAACCGTATCGGTCATTCGGCAGTCACCATCCGCTCACGGAGGGCGAAGCCTTCCAAGGGCCAGAGCTTGCGCACTGCGTCCTCGTAGGCGAACTTCTCACCGACCTGCGGGTCGAAGTTCTTAGGGTCGGCAGGGGCCGCTGAGCCCACGACGACGAAGCCGTTCACGTGCTTTAGGACGCAGATGGTCATCGTAGGGAGAAAGTCGGGGCGGAAGAACTGGCTACCCTCGACACGGCTCTCCAGAAACTCCAGAGATACCCGGTTGGGCGTCTTCTGGACGGCCTTGGAGATGGCGTCGGTCATTTGGATGGAGCTGCTCATTCGGCGGCCTTAACCTCAACGGTCGTCTCGGCCGAGGCCACGTTGAGCGTGGCTTCGCCGGTAGCGTTGGGGGTGAGGGTCTCAGCCAGGTCCGGCGCAGCGGTCTCTTCCTTGGCGTATTCCTTCGAGAGGCCGATCAGGAACTTGCCGAGGTCGGCCAGGCCCTGGGCGGACGTGTAGAAGCCATCGGAGATGGTGACCTGGAAACGGCTCGCCGGATCAGGGCGAACGGATTTGACGGTCACATAGGTGCGACCGCTGGGAGAACTGAATGTTTTCATGGAGTTAGACCCTTAAGTAGAACGGGAAAACCCCCAGCTCGGGGGAGCCAGGGGTTCTTGTCCTACGGTGTAGGGTTTTAGGGGGAGTGCGCTTTTATGCGAAGAAATACAAGGAGTTAAGCACATCAGACAGGTGCAGGTTGCCTTGTGCCGGAACCGGAGGTAGCTTCTCAGCGAACTCCGCAGGTAGTTGGGCGGCCACCTCGTCTCTGAAGGCGGTCAGCCAGCACTTCTCGTTGTACATCTCCACGAAGGCGCGGCGCAGGGCGTGGGCCAGGGCCTCGCTGTCTGCGGCGTGCGTTGCGTAGCTGTCGTGGACCATCGCCAGGTGCATATCATCCCGGCCGCGATCCAGTAGGTACTCGACGGTGCGGAGCATGTGCCCGGCGTCGAGAGAGTGGACGAAGTTCGGAGCAATCGCGCTCGCCATGCGCCGCTTATTGATCTGATCTTCCTTGCCCACTGCTACCCGCATCTGGATGCGCTGCCCAACGGCCAGAAGCTCGATCAACCGTTCCTTGTCGTTGCGGTAGTCCTGTCGAACCTTGAAGCCGGTGGGGGTTGTCCACTCAAGCGGCAGGTTGGCTGAGGAGGCCACCTTAGCCACCTCTTGTAGCCAATCCATAGCGACCCGTGCGGCCACCACGACCTGACCAGTAGCCGCCCACACGATGTGCGAGAGGTAATGAGCAGCGAGTGGGCCACCAGGGCCGAAGGGGCTCTGCCCGGCCTGCTCCAGGGTCCTGATCGTATCCTCTACGATCTGGTCCGCGAAGCCTTGGCGGGTGGCCCCGTAGGGCAACGTCATGACCGGCCGTTTGACGACCGAGCGCTTCATGACGGGTATCCAGAGGGCGGCTGTAGGTTCCCCCAAAGTCACCCTATGCTCCAGCTCCTTGACCACCACCTTCATGACCTCTGTGTAGATGTCACTCGGGCGGTCAGCCGGCAGGAGGTTCACAGCAGCCCCGCCTACCGGGTCCCTGAGGATTGCCGATAGGTGCTGGAGGCCGTTACACGAGCCGTCCATAGCCACTGGAAGGTGGGACACGAAGTCATCACCGTGTTCCCTTGCACCTGCCCACTCGAAGCAGAAGGCCAGAAACTGGAGGGGCTTGTCCGCGTCCATCCAGAAGCGCTCCTCGAAGGGGTCCTCAGCGGCCCTAAGGATGGTCTCTTCGTTCTGGATGACCCACTGCACCCGGTCGTCGAGCGGGAGCTTGTCCTCGCCGTAGACGTTGGCACCGTGGACGGCCAGCCAGTAGCCACCTTCCTCCCCCAGGGGCTTGCCATTGGCAAACTCAAGGAGGCCCTTGGAGAGGTCGTCGCCCTGGGGCTTCAGGAACAGCGGCAGGTCGTACACCCGGCCCCGGAAGTCGATGACTTTAGGGAACCAGAATTGTTCGTACTCTGCCATGTCCTGGGCCGTCAGGATCGTCTTGGCGCAGGCCAGCGAGTTCGAGCGAATGCGGGCGTTTGCCTCATTCACCTTCCGCGCTGCTGTGCGCCACGCCTTGCGGCTGACCTCGTTGTCGTCGATGTCGTGCGGCTGAGGTGGGATCGGAAGAAGCTCGGAAGGGGGCAGGCCCGCCTTCGCGATGTTGTTCTTCCGCATGGTCTCAACCACGGCCAGGACCCTCTTGTTGATCCTCCAGGGTGTGTTCTGGAGGAAGTTGAGGGAGGCGAACATCCGGGGCATCGCCTCGCTGTCGGCCTCGCGTACGCCGTTAGTCGCCCCTCGGCGCAGGACCAGGCGGGACATGCGCCCCTTCCGCCAGTAGCCGCCTTCGTTCATCGACACCCAAGGCTTGGGCGGGATGAGCGTGGGCATATACATCGGGCGGAGCATAGAGGCGGCCTCGCCGGCCTTGAGGAGAGCCTGGGCGGCTTCCTCACTGAAGGCGTAGTACCGCTTCTTCCGGGTTTTTCCTTCCGCGAAGATTTCCTCACGGAGGAACCCGAGCGTCACCAGCGCGGAGACCATGAAGGCCCCAAGCCGGGTCTGCTCCTCGACCGTCAGTACCTCGTCAGCCAACATGTCCGGTGCGTCCGGGTCTCCCTCGTTACGCTCCGCGACCTGCCTGGCCGCCTTGAGTATCTGCTTGATGCGGTCGGTTGTGCTTGAGGTCCGCGCTGTGATCTGAGCCACACGGGCCTCGAACAATGCGCGCTCCTCTTTGTGGAGGTTGCGGGCCACTACTTCGGCTGCGGTGATGCGGCCGATGCGGCCACCCAGGCGCTGGATCGTGGCGGACTCCTCCCCGTACTGCCCGATGAAGTCAACGACCGAGCGTAGGGTGATGGTCGCCAGGGCAGGCGCGGGCAGAAGCTGAAGGCTGGCCAGCTCTGGAGGTTTCCGCTTAACGCGGCCCTCGGAGAGGCGGTCAATCTCCTCGCGGATCAGATTGGAAAGAGGCTCGATGAGGCTAGAGATAACCAGCCGGTGGCCCTTGGTGGACCCAGCGTTCCCCCTCTCGATCTGCTTGCGGTCGGCGGCCAGGCGCTGCTCGCGTCCGGTGACAACCATGTGTTCCTCCCAAAGTTCCTCAAGCGCCAGCTCGTCGGGAGTGGGAGGAGGGTAGTTCAAACTCATCATAGGAATATCCTCCTAGAGGTGTGTGTTCTATTTCTGTTCTGGTTTGTCAATGCGTGTCGCGTCACAATCTCCCTCCCTTGTGAAAAGGGCGCGGGGTTGCAACCTTCATGCCGGGGGTAATCTACTAGTAGGAGCGGCGCGTCACCGCAAGTCGTATGTTAGGTTGCAACTAACGGTCGTTAGAACCTAAATCCAGTGCGTCTACCAATTCCGCCACATCCGCGTGTGGCCGCTTCCTACGCTACGTCGGCGCGGCCTGCAACCGGCCTTCTGAAGTGCCGCAGGGGGGCTTAAAATGCCGGATCAAACCACCCGTCGGCGGCTCCGGCTAAGGATAATATCAGCACAAGGAGCAATATCGCTCGCCATCAATCCTGGCAGGAACAGATAGCGCCGCCGTACCGGTCCGGGCCGTAGCCTGCGATCTCCTGCGGCTCGGCGCAGGCAATTGCCTCGGCGGGGTGATACCGG